GGTGCTGCAATCATTGAGAAGAAGTTCTACAAGGCAGAGTTCGGAGAGCTTCTGGCAAATCCGGAATACAAGCCCTATCTTGATGCGCTCATTGAGAACGTTCTGATTCGAACGGGCAATGAGCAGACTGATGAGATGCAGTACGCAGAAGGAGCAACCGAGGAATGAAAGGTGAGGCATCGATCTTAATGGTCGATGCTCTCAACCTTTTTACTCGTCACTTCGTTGCACACCCAGCAATGGGTGTGAACGGTAATCACCTGGGTGGTGTTGTCGGGTTTTTAGGAGAGCTTCGATCTCTTAGCACACGTTTCAGACCCAAGAGAATATACGTTGTCTGGGAAAGCGGCGGGTCTGCCAAGAGGAGATCTCTCTACCCAGATTACAAGTCTCATCGGAGGCCTGAGAAGCTGAACAGGTATTACGAAGATGACATCCCTCAGACTGTGTCTGACAGAAACAGCCAGATTGTTGCAATCGTTAAGCTGCTAAACCATCTGCCTATTGTCCAGATGTATGGCCAAGATTGTGAGGCAGATGACGTCATTGCCTACATCTGTAGATACATGCATCCAGAGTATCTGCACATTATCTTATCAGCTGATAAGGACTATTACCAGCTCATTCGTGATAACTCAATCATCTACTCTCCGACGTGGAAGAAGATCGTTGATACTGATGAAGTAATATCAAAGTTCAGCATACACCCAAATAACTTTGCGCTTGCAAAGTCTGTATGCGGCGATGACTCAGATAACATCCCAGGAGTGCAAGGTGCTGGATTCAAGACGTTAGCAAAGCGGTTTCCAGAGCTAGGCGCTTCCCAAGACGTTCTTATTGACGACTTTATTTCAATGTCAGATCAGCGGAGGACCGGCAAGGTGAAGATCTTTGACTCTATCTGTGAATCTAAAGATCTAATAAGGCGCAACTGGAAGCTTGTTTATCTTGACTCGTCCTCGATACCGCCGCAGCAGATCGAGAAGATTAAATTTACGAATGAAAAATGGGCCCCTCGTCGAGATAAGATGGGTTTTATGCGCGAAGCACAATCCATTGGAATTAGAAATTTTGACATTGACAGCATGTTCTACTCAATGAATCACATTGGTGCCCAATGAGCGAAGCGTTTTTTAGCCAGTATGGCAAGCAGTTCCAGGAAAAGATCTTTCAGGCATTTCTGACAGATCGTATTTGGGCCATGCAGATGATTGAGATTATGACACCAGAATACTTTGACTTGAAGTACTTGCAGTATCTTTGCAAGTCATACTTCTCATACCACAAGAAGTACAAGGACTTTCCAACGCTGCCGCTGCTTGTCACAATCATCAAGGATGATCTACGTGAGGGGAAGGATACAATTCTCCGAGATCAGATCATTGACTTTCTGCAGCGTATCAGGACTAATCCAAATGTAGGCGATCTTGATTATGTCAAGGATAAGTCTCTTGACTTCTGCAAGAAGCAAGCGATGAAGGAAGCACTCGAGAAAGCAGTCGAGATGATTGCGACTGACAATCTTGATTCTGTTGTTGGACTGATGAAGGATGCTCTAGCTGCCGGAACTCCCGCATCCGTCGGCCATGACTTCTTCGAAGACATCGAAGCAAGATTTGTCAGGACACGTCGGCAGGTGTGCCCAACCGGATTGCCGCAGATTGATGCACCAGATATTTTGAACGGCGGGCTTGGACGTGGTGAGCTTGGAGTAGTTGTTGCGCCGACGGGTGTGGGCAAATGTTTATCTAAAGAAACAGATATTTATATCCGATACACTGGGATAAAAATAAATGGAAAACTCTACAAGCCCTGGGACCGAGTCAGCACCAGGCGCGGTCGAATCTACGCAAGAGATGTCATCGCAACAGACGATCTCATCTGAAGAAGTGACTTTAACCTGCATGCTGTGCGGCTTGAAAGCCAACCAGCTTGTTAGTCATGTCACTCGAAAGCACAAGATGAAGACAGAAGACTATTACATCGCGTTTCCAGGTGCAAAGCTGTCACAATTGACAGATGCTCAAAAACAAAAGATGATAGAGACAAAGCGCGCAAAAGAGACCAAGAACAAGCAGAATAAGCGCGCGATGCAGGAGCGACGCAACGAAGTTGCCAATCAGGAGCAACTTCGTTGCGAGATTTGTGGCTTTGAATCGGCGCTCTCTTTGATTTCTCACATCACGCGAAAGCACAGCATGCTAATGTCTGATTACAGGCAGAGATATCCAAATGCGTCTGTTCAGAGAAGTGCTCCTTCGCAATCAAAAAGTTTGTCAGATGTTCTAAAAAAGAAGCTTGAAGATGAAAATGAGCGTCTTCAATTCATGGAATGGCGGTCGTTTCCATCCGAAGTCAAGCATTGGACACGCAAGGGATTTTCTGAAGAAGAGGCACTTCAGAAGATTGCTGACTTTCAGAGGACGCAGTCTCTAAAGGGCAACAATGACGAAACGAGAGAACTAAGAAGCAAGCTATATTCTGGCGAGAACAATCCTATGTCCTTGCAGAGTTTGTCGAAAAAGAATGGCGTCTCCGTTTCAGAAGCAATAAAATTGACCCCATGCTACGGGAGGTTGGGCTCTTTACACCCGATGTTTGGCAAAAAACACACGCCAGAAGCAATAAAGAAAATAGGAAATCACCTCAATTTCGGACAAAAATCGAAGATAGAACACGAGATGTCAGACAGAATCATCTCCTTCTATGGGGGAAATAAAAATGACTATGTTGATGGCTGGTGTTGTGATTATGTCAATCACGAGAAGAAAATAATCGTTGAATTTTTTGGTGACTTTTGGCATCATAACCCAAGAAAATACTCCAAAGATTGGATTAATCCCTTTACAAAAAGAACATCACCTCAAGTCTGGTCTCGGGATGAAAGAAAGATAAGTGACTTAAAAAATAGAGGTTTTAAGGTTATTGTTGTTTGGGAAAGAGATTGGCGACTCGATAGAGAAAATCAGCTACAAAGGATAAAAGATGCTTTCGATTCAGTATGAAGACTTGGATGAAAAAGTCCAAATTGGTCAATTTTTTGACTCTATTGGATTTAGTAGTAATGCCAAGCCTACATCATCTGATGGAGACTCATACATGGGCTGTAGCTGGCCAGTAGAGGTTCTTTCTCTAGACGGATACTACCCAGTTGAAGGAGTCCGCTGGACAAAGGAAGATGAGGTATATCGTGTAACTGTTAGCACAGTGAGCGGTATCCGGGTCATCGAGTGCGCAGATAACCATTTGATTCTTTGTCAAGAGCCTGCGCAGTGGAAGAAAGTGATTGACCTGGTTCCTGGATCGAAAGTTGTCGATCGAGAGGGAGTAGGAGAAGTTACCTCAGTTGAGAAGCTGAAAAGGGTGGAGCGTCTGTGCGACCTGCAGGTTGCAATTTCTCACTCTTATTACACGAATGATATCTTGTCGCACAATTCGCACTTCCTTGTGCAAATGGGTGCGGAAGCATTGCGTGTCGGAAAGAATGTTGTTCATTACACATTTGAACTCTCGGAGTCCGCAGTCGGACTTCGGTATGACTCCAATCTCTGCAACATTCCAAGCAATGATGTCATTGACCGCAAGGAAGAGGTCATCGACTTCTATAAGAACTCTCAGCTTGGTCGCCTGATTATCAAAGAATATCCAACAGGCACGCCTTCCGTCCAGACTTTACGAAACCATATTGAAAAGCTCCTGCTTAAGGGGTTTGTGCCAAGTCTCATTGTGATTGACTATGCTGATATCATGAAATCATCTAGAAAGTTTGATTCACTTAGACATGAGCTGAAGCTCGTCTACGAAGAGCTACGAAACATGGCAATGGAGATGAGCATCCCAATCTGGACAGCATCGCAGGCAAACCGAGATGCCTCCAATTCAGATATTGTCGGACTCGAAAACATGTCTGAAGCTTACGGCAAGGCAATGGTTGCCGACGTCGTTTTGTCAATTTCGAGAAAGCCAAACGAGAAAGCAGCAGGTGCTGGTCGCGTCTTCGTTGCCAAGAACCGTGCTGGTCGAGATGGCATGTTGTTTCCCATGCAGATAGATACTTCCATGTCAAAGTTCACGCTGCTTAACACAGATGAGATGTCACTCAATGACGTGGTTAAGGCAGACGGAACATCAATGAAAAAACTTCTCAAAGAGAAGTGGAAAGAGATTAACGGTAAGTAGTTTGGGTATAATGATTCCCAAGGAGCCATGAATGTCTGAGTCTATCAAAGATAGAGCGCTTCGTGAGACATTGGATTATTTCGGTGGTGATGAGCTGGCTCCTGACGTTTTTTTGAAGTATGCACTTCGCAACGGTGACGATCTGCTGGAGACAAATCCAGATCAGATGCATCGTCGCTTGGCAAGAGAGTTCGCGAGGATCGAGGCAAAATATCCAAATCCAATGGACGAGCAGACGATTTACGAATACCTCGAGGATTTCAAGTACATCGTCCCTCAGGGCTCACCAATGTCCGGGATCGGGAATCCGCATCAGCTTCAGTCACTCTCGAACTGTTTTGTTGTCGATCAGCCACATGACAGCTACTCCGGAATTCTCTTCACCGATCAGGAGCAGGTGCAAATCATGAAGCGGCGCGGGGG